CTGATCAATGTAATCAGCAAACGCTGAATCAATAGTAGATTCTAAGGGCACTACCTACCCTGTAGTCTTTGCAGCAACCTGTTTTGTGATGGTTGGACTTGTTCTTCCCTTTCCTTTTCCCACTTGGACCTATCTTCTTCAGAAGCATCTGGATTCATGTAGTCAAACCAGGAAGACGGAGAAGCAAGGCCACGGTCAAATTTCCAATTCCAATAATCTATCTCCTGGTCAACATTCATCGGATAATTTGGCTCTAAGAAATCGACGCGGTAGTCTTCTGTGATATTAGCATTAGCTTTAGCAGCAATAATGGCCCTATCTATCATAAAGCGTCGTCTTTCAAATGGCCGCCAGGTGTCTTCTGTGCTGGCTAAACGCTCATCATAATTCTCAATTTCCTGTACCTGTAATGAGAATCCCGAAGGAGCATTTCCTTTCACGTCTGCCCACTTAATTCTAATATGATTGTTGTTTAATGTAGCTTCTACCAGGAACCTGGTAGCGTCAATAATATCTGTTAATGAGCCAGACGGTGCGGTGACTCCGAAGTTGCTGCCCTCTGGGAGATATAATATTTTGTCTACACCTATTTGAAGTCTACTAGCATCATCAACGCCTGTGATGAATTTAATTCCAATGCTCCCAAACCGGATGGCGAGAGCTAGTTCGGTGGCGGCTACTGAAACACTTAAATCAGCTCTGATTATGTCATTGGCACCTTCACTCCACCAGTCGCGGACTGGTTTGTAGCGATGTGCAAAAGTCAAAGGCACAATACCGTATGGATTTATGTCACCTGGGTTTACACTTTGCTTGGTACCATTCTGATCAATAAGGAAGTGCTGTCCTTTTACTCCAGGGCGGTCTTCGGTCCATACTGCATGCCAGGGTTTTTCCATTCTGGTCATGCCGTGGTTCTCGATTGCAAAAATTACCCCTATCGCGTCTTTTTCTCCGGGAAGGAATAGAGGTTCAAAAAATGGAACCAAATCATATTTTATCTTTTGTTCGCGATCACTCCACCGGCTGCGCATGGCCATGGTACCTAATAAAAATGTCAACTGTTCAAGTTGACGGCGCGATGAATTCAAATCTTCTATATCTATAAAATCTAAATACCGCTTGTCAACCGACATTTTAGGAGGTCGCTTATATGTCATCGATCTAACCTTGCAGATTCTTCTAGTCAAGTTCTGTGTAAAAATCGGAACCTGGTTCAAAGACTCACTGCCAAAGAACTTTTTGACATAACGGTCCATGTTGATTCCTTCATAGAAATCAAGCATATACTCGCGTTCTTTTACGCGCTGATTCTCAATATTATTTAATGCTTCTCGCAATGACGAAAGGATTGCGCTTTGTGATAGATCTGGGATTGTTACCATGGTATAGTTCCTGCGTGTCTCTGTTTAATAGGGATAAGGTTGACCATGAGATACCGAAAAGCGTCCATAATATGATCGTTGACACCATCCTTAAGAGGAATCTCTTTTAAATGCTGGTCTACCTTTTTGTCTGGATAGCGATAATTTTCTGCTGCTGATATAAAACCTTTACAGTTTGGGGCGATAGAAAGATGGTGCATGCCGTTCGCGTCTTCAAAGAATTGTCTGACATGATTTACGCCGTTGGCGATGTTCCTGGCTATGCGATCAAAGGTGTAGCGTACATAAATTCCTTTTTTCTTGAATTGCGCTATTTCACTCATGCCACTTTGAGATTGGGTCCCGGAACCGGCTGGATCACAATAATAGGCGGCTACTGGGTACCCTTTGGCTTTGATCATATCAGCGAGTCTGTCTGTTTTAACATTTTGCTTATGGCAGATCTCATCAATTATATATATGTGACCAAGACCTGACTCTGTTTTTTTGTATTGCATCCACAGAACCCCTGGTTCCCTGTAACCCCAATCGATCCCACAGAATACTGGAAGATCGGGGTTGTACTTGAGGTTCTGGTCAACATGCCTGGTGCGGTCCATTGGATAGACCTTTCCGGCAAACGAAATAAAATCAGAAAAAAATTCCTGGCGTATTGTTTCATGTGTTAATGTCCTCTTTAGTTCTTCTATATCATCTTTGAAGTATGGTGATTCCATGCTGGAGTGCTGCCAGGAGTCCCAATCCGGGAAATTATCGTCCTGGCCACGGGAATATAGGTCGTACAGCCAGTTGAAAGATCTCGGCGTACTCGTAAATAAGGCCCAGCCATTACGATCTGCCAGTGTAGGCCGTAGGTACTGTTCCCATATTAATGAACTTGGAAGTGTCGCTGCTTCATCTATAATTAACCAATCTAAACCATGTTGTAAGAAAACTTGCCCCCCAGCAAAAAGCCAGGGGGCAAGTTTTCCCCTCCCCCACAAGAGAATCTGGATTATCCGCGCTTTTGATCCACACTTCGCTGTTTAATCCTGCGAGCTTAAAATAGTATATCTGACCATTGATCTCTTTCTTACTTACTGGCGGTAATTTTAACTTAAAGAATATATCTTCTTTAATAATCCGACCAATCTTGTCGCATAACTCATAGTTGCGACTGACCACCCAGCCACGCGAGCCGGGTGATAAAATATATGGCAGAGCTTCTTTGGCCGCTGCCAGTGACTTCCCACTACGTCTCCCAGAAATATTTACGCGGAAACGACAGTGACTGTCATGTACGTCACGCTGAATCTTTGTGGGCCGGTAGCCTACTAGATCCCACAGCTTCTGCTTGTTCAGTATCTTTCTCTTCAACACTATACTCCGCGTCTATCGGACTGTCCTCAAAACCACACTCTTTCAACACCGACTCCAGATTACCAATAAGGTCTATTTCCTTTCGGTCTGTCTGCCCCAGGTACTGTTTTCCCAGCCATATAAGCAAGGCTGTATTTCCTCTCTCGGCAAATTTTAGCTGTAGCGTTCTTATTTTCACCTTCAGTGATTCGCGGCCAGTTTCTAATTCATCCTTGTAATTCTTACGGACTGTACTTTCGTCCATTTTGAAATACTTGGCTATCTCAATAATCGAGCAGCCGAAGGATGCCAACATCTGTATTTTGTCAGGGTCAGGACTTGTGAACTTCGCAAGGTCTGCCATCACATATACTTGTCAAGATTACACCGACACTTAGCAATGGCCCTTCTCCAGTAGGTTTTTACGCTGCTTACACTGATTTCCAGAGCTTCCGCTATTTGTGGGAATGTCTGGCCGATCAATCGACATGAGAACACTTGCATCTCGCGTTCCGATAGAATGTCGAAGGCCATATTGCCAGCTTGCTGGTATTTGCGTAGGTGGTCGGGGATTAGGCCGGTGCGGAAGACATGCAGTTTCATTGCTGCATCTTCGGCGTGATCTATGGCAGATAAGAGTCGATCATTCTCCAGGTCGGTTATGTTGTACCAGTCCATGATATGTTACTTGGTTTGTAACATGATTTGTTACTTCTTATAGGAAATTTTTAGAGACGCTATCCCACGACGGGGTTTTTCGTCCTTGGTGTACCGGGGACCATACACGGAACATACACAAAATTTGAATGAGTTAATCAACATTCTACCGACGGCATGCCGTAAACTATTGCCAGATATTGACAAGAATCAACTAACATCCATCCGCTGGATATTTTTTGGCCCGTTCGGATACCGCAAATTCGTTATGAATCAACTATTTGTAACAACTCTTGACACATACTATATATTAGTATTACTTTATGTTACACAATGGAAAGGATATTAAATATGTACATAGTAGAAAATACAATAATAGATCGTTGGAATAAGTTACCGAGGTCTCATGTCAATATTATAAAAGTATCATCAAACACAAATATCAAACCGTTCGAGGAGCTAAAGGATAGAGACATTCACCGAGATCTGTTTAAGACTAAAAAGGAGGCGGAGCAATTTGCCATGGAGTTAGAGAATGAATAAAACACAAGCCAATAAAATTACAGCCGGTTTGTCTAGACCTTCTAAAATGCCATGCCTAGGCTATAACCTACCGGCTGCTGAATGCATCACCGGCGCAAAATTACGCGATATACCGAATAGTGTTTGTTTTGGCTGCTATGCATTAAAGGGTAACTATCATCGTTTCGCTAAAACTACATTACCTAAAATGTATAGGGCCCTGGATAGTCTAAGCAATAATCAATGGATTGAAGCTATGGCCCACCTAGTCAATAATCAAACCGGGCCGGGAATTGATCCTAACTTTTTCCGCTGGCATGACTCCGGGGACCTACAAAGTATAGACCACCTAAAACAAATTGTCGAAGTTTGCAAACTTACACCAACCATTAAACATTGGTTACCTACAAGGGAATATAAAATTGTAAATGATTACTGCGCTAAATACGGGGAATTTCCTGTTAACCTGGTAGTTAGACTTTCAGCGCATATGGTGGGCACCAAGGCACCAAGAACAGACTTAAACAGCTCAACAGTAGGTTATAGCAAAAGTTTTCAATGTCCAGCCAGTAAGCAGGATAACAAATGTGTTGATTGCAGGGCATGTTGGAATGGTAAAGTAAAAAATGTGAATTATAAGCTGCATTAAATAATGAAAGGAATAGTATTATGAATGATCAAAATAAAACTTGTGAAGAGCGTATAAGTGGCCATCTCGAAGGTAGGGCCGAAGACTTTCGCGCTGCAATGGAAGCTAGGGACCTGGAAAACGTAAACGAAGACATTGGCAACTTTTACGATTATGGATTGGATTTTAGCTATGTAGAGCCGAATACGTTCGGTGATCAAAAAACCGGATATTATAGGTATCAGTTGAGCTGGGGAGGTCCTAGCGATGAAATACGATTTTATCAGGATGGAAAGATTGAATACTCATTTATTGACTGGTACGATGGAGCGGTAAAAGAAATTACCAATCTAGACTGGGCCCAGTGGGTAAAGGATTATTTTGCCGAGTCTATCGACTGGGACGAGGTTATTTAGAACAAATGTTGGCAAGGGATGGATATATGCACAAAATAAGCAAATCCGGCTTTGTATTGCTATTTTTGGCCGCTGTGTACTGGTCCTGTCATTTAGTACTGGCTATAGTTAGGGTGTATAAATGAAAATATGCCCAAAATGCAAAGTTTTACTTACTAAAGAAAATGCTTTTAAACGAAAAGGCGGCTATTGGTGCGGCTATTGCAAGAAATGCGATAAACTTAGATTATATGAATTTAACCATAAAAAATATTCAAAAATAAAAATCCTAAATGAAATTAATAGATTGAATGAGCGGGTAAGCATATTAATAAGTATTTTAAACGATAGGATTTGATATTAAATAGTTTTTGAAAGCATGCCGCGCGGCCCTGGGTTCCTAGTTTTATACTAGGGGCCTGGGGCCTTTTTTTTGGCCTTACAGCGCGGTTTTTGGGCCTGGGTGGACATTGGGCCGGTGTAGATCCGGGGCCGGTGGCCATGCGTTAGGCCCGGATCTATGGCCGGGGTCCGGTGGCCGTGCTTATATGCTGGTATAATGGCCGGTATTTTGGGCCCGGGGCCGGTGGCTTTTATTGGTGGCCGGTGGGCCGGTGCTGGTTTGGGCCGGTGTAGGTTTTGTGTATGACTGGCCAGGATATTTGAAAAATTAAGGAAAATGAAGGATTTGGGGTCTATCTCTCTAATATTTTGCCCCATACCATTTTGACTTTTTTGAAAAATTGAAAATGAAAATGAAAAATAAAAAAAAGAAAGGAAAAGAGAATGATATACATACAAAAACTCGAAAAAGACAGCGGAGAGTTAGAGTTTAGTATTCTCGGCAACAAAACCGGTACTAAGATGCTAACAATGCGTGAAGTCAAAGATAACAACCCCTGGTTGCTACTTTACCTATGGAGCAAGTATCCGAAATGCAATCAAATTTGTTTCTTAGACTGCTTTGTACTTAGAAGTAACCCGGAAATGAAACAAATATTAAAGGAATTAACGGAAGGAATGAAACTCCATGAAATGACCCCCGACGATCTAAAAGACGGCGAAATAGAGTTTATTCCATTTAAAATCAACTAAAAAAGGAAGGAAAGTAAATAGTCGTACTGATGAGTTCTAAATGAACGAAAAGCCGGGGCAGCATGGTAGTTAAATGGCACATTCGACAAGATCCATATTATGGGATGATGCCTATCTACCACCCGGCTTATATGACAATATAATATTAAACTAGAAAGGATAAGATAATGAAATACAACTATGAAATAATCTTTAGAGGTAAATGGGGTTATGATGGCTGCACTAGCTTTAAAGATATATTTGAAAGAATAGAGAATAAAAAGAAATACTTTGAAAAAATGCATGAAGTATTAAGCAAATATGGGGAAATATCTATTAACGTAGAAGACGATTATGGATTTATAAGTATTTGTTGCGAAAAGTCGATACCTCAAAAGATCGTAGATGAATATAATATAGATATAGTAGATGGTGATACCTGGCAAGGGCACTATATTTCATAGACTGCTAAATCCCGAAATTTAATTGGCCATAGGTCCAATTTGGCAAAATTGGAAAATTGAGGACCTATTTTCTAATATTTTTGTTCATACCATTTTGGGTTTTTTAGGATTTTGAATTGGATTTTGAATTTTCTTTTTCTTCTTCCAAGCGTAACATTCTATTTCTAAATGAAAGTTTGTCGCGAGCTTGAAGTCTTAAAAAGCACTTATTATGGTGTTTTATACTAAGATCATGGTACCAACCTTCAACCATGCTGC